CCCCGACATGGCCACTTCCGACCGGCACGACGCGCGAAAAGAAGGTGTGGCGCGAACTGTGGAAGACCCCGCAGGCCGCACAGTGGGCCAAGGAGTCCTGGCGGTGGTACGACATCGCCATCTACGTGACTCTCGCGGTCCGCGCGGAGAAGCGTGACTCCCCCGCGTCGCTGCTCGCGCAGATCCACCGCTTCAAGGACCAGCACGGGCTGACACCGGCCGGCCTGCGGGACAACGGATGGATCGTCGCGCACGACGAGCTCGCCGTCGCGCGCGCCCAGAAGGCCGAGTACCCGCCCGAACCACCGCGCCGCCGCCTGCGAGCGGTCGAGTGACCGCGACCGAGGGCTACCTCGTCGACTTCCCCACTCTCGGAGACCTCCACGAGGCGTGGGCGAAGCAGCACTGCGTGGTCCCGCAGGGGCACCGCCGCGGCGCGCCGTACGTGATGGCCGACTGGCAGTTCTGGTGCAGTGCGAAGCACTACGAGATCCGCCCGGAAGTCGGGTGGGATCCGGAGGACCCTCCCCGCAACCAGGCGTTCGTCTACCGGCGCTCGCAGATCGTCGGACCGCAGAAGACAGGCAAGGGCCCACTGGCCGCGACGTTCACCGCCTTCGAGGCGGTCGGCCCGTCGCAGTTCTGCGGCTGGGCGGAGGCGGACGACGGTTACGCGTGCGCGGACTGGGGCTGCTCGTGTGGGTTCGAGTACGAGTACCTCCCGGGCGAGCCGATGGGGATGCGCCACCCGTCCCCCACGATCCAGCTGACCGCGACGTCCCAAGACCAGGTCGACAACACCCTGACCCCGCTGCGGTACATGATCCAGCGCGGCCCGCTCGGCGACATCCTCCTCGATCGCGAAGAGTTCATCCGAATCATCGGCGACGAGGACGACCCGGACCTGGACCGGATCGACGCTGTGACGTCGGCGGCGAACTCCAAACTCGGCAACCCGATTAGTTTCGCGCTGCAAGACGAGACGGGGATCTGGACCAAGACCAACAAGATGATGGCCGTGGCCGACACTCAGCGCCGCGGCCTGGCCGGCATGGGTGGCCGGTCCATCGAGACGACGAACGCGTGGGACCCGGCGGAGGCGTCGGTCGCTCAGCGGACGTGGGAATCCCAACGCCCCGACATCTTCCGGTTCTTCCGGATCCCGCCGGCGAAACTGCGGTGGGGCGTCAAGCGGGACCGCCGGAAGATCCTCGAGTACGTCTACGAGGGCTCCTGGTGGGTGAACCTCGACTCGATCGAGGCAGAGGCGATGGAGATCGCCGAGACCGACCCCGCTCAGGCGGAGCGGTTCTTCGGCAACCGACTGGTGCAGGGTCGCGGCCACTGGCTCCCGGAAGAGGTGTGGGTGAATGCGTACGCCGGCTGACCTCGACTGGCTACCCGAGCCAGAGCCCGGCACGCCGGTCTGTCTCGGCTTCGACGGCTCGGAGAACAACGACTGGACCGCGATCCGTGCCGAGACCTACGACGGGTACAACTTCACACCCCGATTCGGGCCCGACGAACGCCCGACGATCTGGAACCCCGACGAGCACGGCGGGCGCATTCCGCGCGCCGAAGTCATGGTGGCCATGGAGGAGATCGTCGACCGGTTCCCACTCGGGCGCCTCTACGCAGACCCCCAGGACTGGTACTCCGAGATCGGTGACTGGGCCCTGGAGTTCGGCGAGAACCACGTGTCGGAATGGCCGACGAACAAGATCCCCCGCATGTTCGAGGCGATCAAGAGGTTCGAGACCGACCTCGTGTCGGGCCGCACCTCCCACGACGGGTGCCCGATCACCACGGTCCACATGGCCAACGCCCGCAAAGTCCCCAAGCCCGCCCAGCGCTACGTGCTGGGCAAGCCCGCGGGGGCCGATCACCAGAAGATCGACGCCACCATGGCATCGATCCTCGCCCACGAGGCCGCTGCCGACGCGCGCGCCGCCGGGTGGGGCGCCCCCAGACCGCCGTCCCGGGTGGTTGTTCTACGACGCTGAGGAGGACCGGATGCCCGATGCGAAGGACCTCCTCAAGGCGCTCGACGCGGAACGCGAGAAGCGGCTGCCGGACCTGCAGCGGCTCGACCTCTACTACGAGGGGGAGCAGCCGCTCAAGTTCATGGCGCCGGCGCTGAAACAGGAGTTCGGGGAGCGGATCACCGAACTGGTGATCAACTGGCCGCAGCTCGTGGCCGACGCATTCGAAACCCGCCTCGACATCGAGGGGTTCCGATTCCGCGGCAACTCCTCGGTCGACGACGACCTGGACAAGGTGTGGCAGGCCAACGACCTCGACGAGCAGGCCCAGCAGTCCCACCTCGAGGCGATCGCGCTACGCCGGGCGTACGTCATCGTCGGCACCAACCCGGACGAGCAAGAGCTGCCGTTCGTCACCGTCGAGTCACCGATGCAGGTGTGGGCCCGTCGTGATCCCCGCACGCGGCGGGTGTCCTCGGCGCTCAAACGGTGGTCTGCGGAGGACGGCACCAAGACGATCGAGCACGCCACCCTCTACACCCCGAACGAGACGTCCTCGTGGATGAAGGGCTCCAAGGGGTGGGAGCTCACCGAATCTCCGGACATTCACGAGCTAGGACGGGTGCCGGTGGTGCCGCTGGTCAACCGCCCCAGGATTCTGCGGCCGGATGGCCGGTCCGAGTTCCAGTCGGTCATCCCACTCGCGGACGCCGCGAACAAGATGGCCACGGACATGATGACCTCCGGCGAGTTCCACGCCATGCCCCGCCGCTGGGTGGCAGGCATGAAACAGGACGAGTTCGTCGACGAGAACGGCAACGCGCTGAACCCCTGGGCACGCGACGCTGGCACGGTGTGGGCCTCGGAGAACAAGGACATGAAGGCCGGACAGTTCCAGGAGTCCGACCTGCAGAACTTCCACAACACGATCAAGCTCCTCGCCCAGCTCACCGGGCACCTCGCGGCGCTTCCGCCGCACTACATGGGGTTCGGAAGCGAGAATCCGCCGTCTGCGGAGGCGATCAAGTCGGCGGAGATCCAGCTGGTCAAGAAGGCCGAGCGGATGCAGACCTATTTCGGCGGTGCTTGGGAGGACGTGTGCCGGTTGATCCTGCGGTTCCGCAACGGCGCCGATGACCCCAAGGCTCGCAGCCTGGAGACGGTGTGGCGCGACCCGTCCACGCCGACGGAGGCGCAGAAGGCCGACGCGACGGTCAAGAAGGTGGAGTCCGGGGTCATCACGGTGGACCAGGCCCGCGAGGACCTGGGGTACACCAAGGAGCAGCGGGAGCGGATGGCCGAGCAGGACAGCGACCCGGTGCTCGATCGGCTCACCCGAGATCTCGCGCGCAACGACATCGAGGTGACCGGCGGTGCTGCCGCGCGCGGCAGCTGAGCACTACCAGGGCCAGCGGCGGATCATGGCCGCCGCGCTGTCCATCGCCCGGCGGCTGTGGGGCGTCCGGCCGCCGGGTGACTTCGAGGCCAAGTTCGACGAGATCGCGCCGAGGCTCGTCGCCGCGGTGGTCGCGGCGCAGTCCCGCGCTGTCACCGGTGCCGACGAGTACACCTCGGCGGTCTTGGACGAGCTCGGCACACCGGTCGCCCCCGTCGCCGCGGTCTCTCCTGCCCCGCTGATCGGGGTGGCCTCCGATGGCCGCGAGCTGGACTCGCTGATGTACGGCGCGGTGATCCACGCCAAGGGGGCGATCGCGCGCGGCAACGCCCCAGCCGCTGCATGGGAGGCCGGGCGCAGCGCGCTGCTGATGCGGGTGCAGACCCAGGTTGCGGACGCCTCACGGCAGGCCGTCGGGCTGTCGGTAGCGGCCCGGCCCGGTGTCGGGTCTGTGCGGATGCTCAATCCGCCGTCCTGCGCGCGCTGCGCGGTCCTGGCGGGCCGGTTCTACCGGTTCAACGCGGGCTTCCGCCGCCACCCCGGGTGCGATTGCCGGGCGATCCCGTCCACCGAAGCCACCGCCGGAGACCTCACGGTCGACCCGCGGTCCTACTTCGACTCCCTGACCGAGGTCGAGCAGTCGAAGATCTTCACCGCCGCCGGCGCGGAGGCTATCCGTTCCGGCGCTGATGTCGCCCAGGTCGTCAACGCCCGCCGCGGCATGTACAACACCGTCGCCTACGGGCGACCGGTCCTCGCCACCCACGAGGGCATTACCCGCCGGGGACTGGCCTACCAGTCGATGTCCCAGGCCACATACGTCCGGAAGGCCGCCGAGCTCAAGAGCGGCCGGTACCGGAGCTTGAGGGCGCCGCGCGTGATGCCGGAGACCCTCCAACTGATCGCGGAGTCCCGCGACGACTACCTACGGCTGCTCAAGCTGTACGGCTACATCCAGTGACCGGCGCGAGGCCGGCCAACTCCGAGAGGGAGACCATGACCCAGCCCACCCCGTCCGCCGGCACCGAACCGCAGTCCCCCGCCGGGGGGCAGCCTCCCGCCGCGGGCGCCCCGACCCCGCCTGCCCCGCCGGCACCTGCCCCGTCGGCGCCGCCCGCCGGCGACTCTGACCCCGTCCCGCCGGAGAGCGGCGGCGACGATTTCAAGTCCGAGCAGTCCAAGCAGCGCGTCCTGGCGGACCTCGCCGAAGAGCGCAAGCAGCGGCAGGAACTCGCAGCCAAGCTCAAGGAGATCGAGGACGCCAAGCTCTCCGACGAGCAGCGCCGCGAGCGGGACCTCGAGGAGCGCGCTCAGCGCATCGCTGAGCTCGAGAAGACCAACGCCGAGCTGGCCCTGGCACAGACGCGACGTGATATCGCCGACGACGCGGGCCTGCCGTCCTGGGTAGCCCCGCGGCTGCAAGGCACGACCGAGGACGAACTCCGCGCCGACGCCGAGAAGGTGCTCGCGGAGCTCGGCACTCCCAAGCCTCCGACGCCCCGCCCCGACCCCGGTCAGGGCGGCCGCCCCGGGGGCACTCCCACCGAGGACGAAGCCCTCTACGCATCCATTTACGGAAACCGAAAGTGAGGCCTGACCATGGCCGATGAATACGTTCCCCTTCGCAATCCCGGCAAGGCGATCACCGCCCAGGCCTCCGCCGCCGTTACCGCCGGCCAGCTCGTGGAGATCACGGGCGACAACACCGTCGGCCCCGCCGGCGCAGGCTCGGCGAAGTGGCGCGGCGTCGCCGCGTTCAACGCCGCCACAGGCCAGCTCGTCACCGTCCTGTCAGGAGGCGACCACGAGCTGATCGCCTCCGGCGCCATCGCCGTCGGCGCTGAGGTGTCCGCGGCCGCTGACGGCGCGGTGGCGACCGCTGGCGCCGACACCAACGTCGTGGGCGTCGCGTTCCGCGCCTCGTCCGGCGGCCGCGTCCACGTCGCTCTGGCCCGCTGACCCAACCCTCTTCCGGCGCCCCGTCCGTGGGCCCAAGCTGAAAGTGAGGCATCATGCCCACCACCTATCCGCCGCCCGCGCCCACGGTGCAGGGCGACACCATCACCGCAAACCGGTTCCTCAACTCCCAGACCGTCGTCGCGCGGCGCGTCAAGGAGCTGGCCAGCGAGCGCATGATCGCGCTGTCCCTGCTGTCGGGCCGCGAGACCACCAACTCCGGTTCGGCGAGCATCGAGATCGACGACGAGCTGTTCACCGACCGTCCGGTCGAGCAGGTCGCGCCCGGCTCGGAGTACGCGCTGACCACCATCGGCGACGGCACCATGCAGGTCATCAAGACCGTCAAGTGGGGCCAGGACGTGCCGATCACCGACGAGGCGATCGCGCGCCGGGCCATGTCCCCGGTGGAGCGGGCGCTGACCAAGCTGGTCAACACCGGCACCACCAACGTGGACCAGGTGGCGCTGGCGCTGCTGGCGTCCTCGGTCACCCAGACCCACGCGGCGGCGGCCCCGTGGAGCGCGGGCGACAGCGCCGACCCGCTGAAGGACCTCCTCCTGGCGAAGGCGAAGATTCGGGCGCTCAACCTCGGCTACGAGCCGAACGCTCTCGTCGTGGACGACCTCACGTGGGCGTACCTGGCGTCCAACAAGGCCATCACCAACGCGATGGCCCGCGAGACCCAGTCCAACCCGATCGTAACCGGCGAGTACGCCCAGATCGCCGGCCTGATGATCTGGCCGACCCCCAACGCGCCCGGACCGGGCGCCTGGATGGTCGACACCACCCAGCTCGGCGGCCTGCTCACCGAGGACCTGGGCGGCGGCTACACCAAGGCCGGTGACGTCGTGGAGACCAAGTCCATCCGCAAGGACGAGACCGACAGCTGGCTCGTCCGCGCCCGCGCCGTGTGCACCCCGTACGTCTCGGCCCCCAACGCCGCGATCCGGATCACCGGCGTCTCGGCCTGAGGAAGGAACTCGAACCCATGGCTAGCAAGAAGCTGACCGACCTCGTGGTCACCGCCGCGATGGTCGCCGCGCGGCGCGCGGACTCCACGATCGTCTACCTCTACCGCGGCACTCCGCTGCCGCCCGGGCTGGCCGAGGGTGAGGCCGCGCGCCTCGCCGACCTCGGCATGGTCGGCGAGACGGCGGTCCCTGTGGTCGCCGAACCTCCGCGGCCGACCGCTCGGGTCAACGGCCGGAGCCGGCCGCCGGCCGCTGCGCCTGCCGCCACCGCGACAAAGAAGGCGCCGGCCAAGTCCGCCGCCGAGAAGGCAGCGGAGAAGGCCGCCGCCGAGAAGGCAGCGGCGGAGGCGGCCGCTGAGAAGGCCGCTGCGGAAGCAGCCGCCCAGGCCGACAGTGGTGCCGGCGGCGACGGCGGCGCCGACGGCTCGAAGGAGTAGCGGTGGGGCCGGACCTCAGCGACGTGGACGAGGTCCAGGCGCTCCTCGGTGACGATCTCGACGAGGTCGAGACCCGCAAGGTCGAATCCTGGATCACCCGCGCCTCCGCGCTGATCCGCTACGTCGCCCCCACGGTCGACGACCGGATGTACAGCGGGGTACTGGATCCGGCTCTCGTGCACGGCATCGCGGCCGAGATGGTCACGCGTGCGGTGCAGGCCGACCGGATCGGATTCCGGGTGCGCTCGGAGACATTCCCCGAGGTCGCGACGCAGTACCGAGACTCGGACGAGCCGCTGCTGTATCTGCTCGACTACGAGCGTGACCTGTTGTCGACGCCTGCCAAGCGGCGTCCGGGCGCGTTCTCGATCCGGCCGGGCTTGTCGTGAGGTTCCCGGAGAGGTGGGAGATCCACTTCCCTGGCGAACCTGTGCTGGATCCGGTCACGGGCAACCGGCGACCGGGCTCCCCTCCGGAGCCACGCCCGGTGAAGGGCCTGTGGCAGCAGGTGAATCCGGCCACGGCGCAGGAAGAGTTCGGTGTCGCGGCCCTGGTGGACGACGGCGTGCTCCTGCTGTCCCCGTCGGCGGTGCTGGACGAGACGTGCAGCGTCGTCGGCCCGGACGGCACGTGGTGGCGCTGTGTGACCCGCCCGAGGACCCGTCGTCGCGTTCGCGGCGCCCGGTCCTCCAAGTACATCGCCGTCATCGTGCGGCAGACATCCGACATGAAGGGAGGCCCTTAGATGGCCACCAGCAGGAAGAACTCGACCGAGGACAACACCAACGTCATCGAGTACAAGCTCGACGACGGTCGCACCGCCTACGGTGCGCGTGACTCGCGCGGCGCGGTCGCCGCCGCGAAGCGTAACGCCAAGACCTCGGACAAGCCCGCCGACAAGGAGTCGACGGCCGCGGTGAAGGCCTGACGCCATGGCCTCTCGCCTGATCTTGTTCCCCGGACTGGACGACGAGGTGCGGGCGGAGACGGTCCAGGGGCGCGAGGAGATCGCGGCGGAGATCGCCGCATTGGCCCGCTCGGACGCCCCCGTACTCACGGGGGCGTACCGGGACGGGATCGTCGTCCGCACCTACGGCGAGCGCGTCCTGGTCGTCGATGAGGACGACGAGGCGGTGTTCAAGGAGTACGGCACCGTCGACACTCCCGCGCACGCGGCGCTCACCGACGCCGCCCGCGCGTTCGGCCGCTACTCCGGGTGGCAGCCGCGATGAGCATCCGACCGCCGGCCTTCCCGCCCGCCGCGGTGCGGGCGTTCCTGCTCGCTCACGACGAGGTGCGCGAGTACCTGCCCGATGCGGACCAGATCACCACCCGGGAGACTCCCCGCGAGTTCACCCGTCCCGTGCTGGTGCTGCGCGCTCAGTCGACTGTCGGACCGGATCCGATGCTGCGACGGCCGATCGTTCAGGCCACGGCGGTGTGCCCGCGGTGGGAGATCCTCGGCGGCGACGTCGATCCGGAGGTCCTGGCGTGGCGCATCGCCTGGACTGTGGCGGAGGCGGCGACCAAGGCGCCGCAACAGGGCTACGAGGGGTGGCGGTGGAAGGTCAACGACTGGTTGTCCGGGCCGTCCTCTGAGGTGGACCTGACCCGCGGCCACGACCATCCGCTCTACGTCTCCCCGGTCCGTCTCGAACTGAAGATGTGGGACCGCAGGCACCAGACCTGATCCCGCGACCATTCCCTGCCCACACCTGCGGCCGCCCGACCTTCGGGCGGCCGTTTCCGTACGCCTGAGGAGGCACCGTGTCCACCATTGCCGATCCCAAGAAGGCCCGTCTCTGGGCCGACTTCGACGCGTTCCGCGCGCCGGTCTACACCCCCCGCCCCACTGCCGAGTCGATCTTCACCTCGGCCCCGACGAGCACCGTCACCGGCGGTACGCCCTCGACGGTCAACTGGGACGGCTTCGGCGGTGTGGAAGCCGGGTTCGACGTCAAGCCCGACCGCGACATCAAGAAGCTGATGGTGTCGAACTACAAGGACGCCGCCTACCGCGTCTCCCGCGGCCCGAAGTCCAACCGGGTGGCCATGCGCCCGGTCGACTTCTCCATCGCGTCGGTGCTGACCGCCCTGCAGGGCGGTCAGATCGTCGAGACCGAGGTCGACTCCGGAGTGTTCGAGTGGCAGGAGGGGCAGGAGGAGGACTTCGCCCTGCTGCTCAACGTCCGCGACGGCGAGCACCTGGGCGCCTTCTACTGCGAGCGGGTCACCCTCGCCACCCCGCCGCCCCGCAAGTTCGACACCGAGTCCCTCGACGGCTGGGAGCTCGAGCTCGAGTGCCTCGGCCCGCTGGTGCCGTTCACCAACGACAACCCGCTCATCACCACCCCCTGAGGAGACTGACAGATGGCGAAGAACAAGGACGACCTGCCCGGCGAGGCCACAACCCCGGTCTTCGATCTGGGCGACGCGCTGGGGGTGGACGGCGGAGCCCCGGTGGACGCGACGTTCGCCGGGCTCGACTTCCAGATCCGGCGCCGCTTCACCGGCGCCGAGGTCCTCCAGGTCTCGCAGGCCGCCATGGCGGGCAAGGGCGAACTCCTCGCGGAGATCGTCACGACCGGCTGTGATCCGGTCGCACTGTCGGAGGCGATCGAGAAGAACATGACCGACATCGCCGGTCGCCTGTGGGGCCAGATCCTCGCCACCGCCGGTATCGCCTCACGGGGCGGGTTCACCGCCCGGGGGGAATAACAGGCGCCCTCACCTCTCTGCTCACAGCGCAGGGGTGGGGGCGCGCCCTCGCAGGGTTCCGCCGGCACTACCAGCTAGATCTACGGCACGCCCTGCACACGATGCGCCACGACGACGTGACCGAGCTGCTCGAGCGGATGCCCCGCGACTGGGGCGACGCCGAGGAAAACGTCGCGATGCTCGTCGACCGTCTCGACTTCCTGCTCAACGCCGAGTACGCGTCGTGGACCACCGACACCGACGACCCGGAGCTGCAGCGCGAGCGGGCCCGGATGAAGCGGGACGGCATCGAGCCTCCCCCGTTCCCACTGCTACGGCCGGTCGCTCGCCGCCCGGCGCCTCTGCACGAGGCGCTGGTCGCCGACTACGAGCGGCGTCGCCAGCACTACGAATCGCCACCCGAGCAGACCAAGGCCGGGTTCGCGCAGATCTTCGGCCTCTTCGGGGCGGATGTGACACGAATCGGGGGGTGATCACGTGGCCGGCGGCAAGATCGAGATCCTCATCGACCCCGACACCAAGGGATTCGCGGGCAAGCTGCAGGGTTCCATGGCCGGGCCGCTGGCCACGGCCGGCAAGCTGGGCACCCAGCTCGGCGTCCTGCTCGGCGTGGGGTCTCTGGCGGCCGCCGGTACGCAGATCGTCAAGATCGGCAACGACTTCCAGTCGGCGCTCAACGAACTCGCGGGCGTGTCTCAGGCGACCGAGCAGCAGCTCGCCGCGGTCTCTGCCCGCGCGCGGGAACTTGGCTCCGACGCCACCCTGATCGGGGTCTCCGCCGGTGACGCCGCCGCGGCGATGACGGAGCTGGCCAAGGGCGGCATGTCCGTGGAGCAGGCGATGTCGGCTGCCCACGGCACCCTGCAGCTTGCCGGCGCCGCGCAGATCGGTGCGGCCGAGGCCGCGACTATCCAGTCCGCTGCCCTGCAGGCGTTCTCCCTGGACGCCTCGGAGGCGGGCCGGGTCTCCGACATCTTGGCCAACGCCGCGAACGCGAGTTCGGCGGAGATCGGTGACGTCGCCGCGGCGATGCAGCAGTCGGGCACTATCGCCCACCAGTTCGGTATCGACATCGACGACACGGCCACCGCCATCGCGATGTTCGCCAACGCCGGCATTCAGGGCTCGGACGCCGGCACCATGCTCAAGTCGGCGCTGTTGGCCCTGACCGACCAGGGCAAGCCCGCCCAGGCTGCTATCGAAGAGCTCGGCCTGACGGTGTACGACGCGCAGGGCCAGTTCGTGGGTCTGCCGACGCTGTTCGACGACCTCGCTGCCGCGCAGCAGAGGATGACGCCGGAGGCGTACCAGGCGGCCACCGCTACCCTGTTCGGCTCCGACGCCATGCGTCTGGCGGGGATCGCTGGACAGCAGGGCGGCGAGGGCTTCCGCGAGCTCAACGACGCCATGAACCGCGCCGGGTCCGCGGCTGAGCTGGCCGAGGCCAAGACCAAGGGCCTGCCGGGCGCGCTGTCGAACGTGGCCAACCAGGCCGAGAACGCGGCCCTGCATGTGTATGACCTGGTGCAGGGTCCGCTAACCGGCCTCGCGAACTTCACCGCCGACCGTTTGGAGGAGCTACCCGGGCTCCTTACCGCTGCCGGTGGTGCCGCGGCCGGGATGGCCGAAGACCTGCGGCCTGCGGCCTCGGGGCTGGCCAACTTCGCCGGCAGTCTCGGATCTGGCGTCCTCGACGTGGTGACCTCGATCCCGCCGGAACTGGCACTGGCCACCGGCGCCATGGTCGCCTTCCGCACCACTGGCCTGTCGTCCGCGCTGGACACCCGCGCCAAGGCCGCCGGGGCCGCGCTGCGTCGCTTCGGCGAGGACATGGACGTCCAGCACCGCTACGCCCAGGCGTCGAACACGTCGCTGACCGAACTGGGTGCCGCGTTCCAGGTACTGGAGAACCGCTCCCCCGGCCTGCGTCGCTTGGGCGACGCCTACCGGGAGGGAGCGCGCCCTGCCGCCGAGTGGGCAGGACGCCAGCGGGACGCCGCCGACGCGGCCCGCACTGCGTCGATCAATTCCCGTGACCTGTTCAATTCGTTCGACCGCGCGGGGTCGTCGGTGTTCCATGGCGCAGCCTCCGGGCTGGGTCATTTCGCCTCGGTCGCCTCGGGCACCGCCTCGGCAGCGATGTCCGGACTCAAGACCCTCGCGGGCGGGTTGTACTCCGCTGTCGGGGGCCTGCCCGGCATCCTGACCGGTGTCGCGGCGTACGCGTTCGGCCAGTGGGCGCAGAGCAACGCCGACGCCGCCCAGAAGGTTGCCCAGCACAAGGCCGACGTTGACACCCTCGCCTCGTCCCTGGACCAGGTGACCGGCGCCATCACAGAGGCGACTCGCGCGACGGAGGCCAAGGCGCTGGCGGACGCGGGCGCGTTCTCCGCTGGCCGCGAGTACGGACTGTCCGAGCAGACCATCATGAACGCGGCGATGGGCAACGCCGCCGCCCAGGAGTCGGTCAACACGGCTCTTCGCGAGCGTTCGACGGTGACGGCCCGGGCCATCTATCAGGACGAGGATCAGATCGACGTCTGGCGAGACGCGGGCATAACGGTCGCGGATCTGACGGACGCGTTGATGCTCGAGCAGGGTGCTCTCGACAAGCTGTCCGACGCCGGGATCGACGCGAACTGGGTGATGCGTCACCGCACCGATGCGCAGAAGCAGCTCACCGACGCGATCGGTGACTCCAATGGCCGCATCGGTGAGGCGCAGGCCAAGTTCGACGAGCTGGCCCGCGCCACCGGGCAGGCGGGCCTGGATGCCCAGACCACGTCCGCGGCGATGCGGCTCATGGCCGACAGCGTCACCTCGATCCCGGACAGCAAGACGGTCATTGTCGACTCGCTGTCGGAGGCGGCGCAGGAGGAACTGACCCGTCTGGGCTTCACCATCGAGACCATGCCCGACGGCAAGGGAATCAAGGTCACCGCCCCGGGCGCGATGGACACCATGGCCGTCCTCGAGGCATTGGGCGTCAAGACCAAGACTCTGCCCGACGGCCAGATCGATGTCTCTGACAACGGCCCCGATGTTATCGCCCGTCTCGAAGCCCTCGGGATCAAGGTCACGACCTTGCCAAACGGTCGCCTGGTCATTACTGACAATTCGCAGCAGGTGCGCCAGAACGTCGACCGCAACCTCGACGGACACAACACGTCGGCCACCCACACGATCAACATCGTCACGACCTCGACCGACGGCACCCAGGTCGGCCACCACTACGGCGCCGACGGCGGGATCCTGGAGTCGTTCGCCGGTGGCGGGATTCGCCGCTACGCGCTGGGACGGCTACCTGACCAGGCGCTCATCGCGGCTCCGCAGGGCGCTCGCGGCCTGGTGCAGTGGGCCGAGGACGAGACGGAAGGCGAGGCCTTCATCCCGCTGGCCCCGTCCAAGCGGGATCGGTCGATCCCGATCTGGGCGGAGACTGGCCGCCGTCTCGGGGTGCTGTCCGACCAGGACCGCGGTCTGCTGGCCGCGGTGTCCGGCGCGGCGGATTCGCCACTGGTGTCCACACTCGCCCCCGGTGGGGTGGCGTCGTTCGCTAACGGCGGGATCATGGCCTCGGGCTTGATCAACTTCGCTCGCGGTGTCGAGGGCAAGCCCTACGTGCGGGGCGGCGTCAACTGGGGCGACTGCTCCGGTGCCGTCTCGGCGCTGGCGAACTACGTCTCCGGCAGAGACCCGTTTGGCTCTCGGTTCGCCACGGCCAGCGAAGGTCCTGAGCTCGCGGCGCGCGGGTTCCTCTCCGGCCGCGGTTCCCCCGGGGATCTGCGGATCGGTTGGTTCAACGGCGGGCCGGGTGGCGGACACACCGCGGCGACCCTGCCCAATGGGGTCAACTTCGAGATGGGAGGTAGTAGGGGCAACGGCCAGTACGGTGGATCCGCGGCGGGATGGAACCTGCCCGGCGGCACGGATTGGGCGCATTTCCCGATGTCTCGGTTCGCCGACTTGGACAAGGCAGTCGGCTCGACTGCAATCGAGGCAGCGATGCGCGCGCTGGGAGCGTCCGAGGAGGTAGCGACCGCCGTCGCGTCCGGGCAGAGGCCGGAGCAGCCCTCGTCGTCGGGCGCTCAGGCGATGACGGTCGAGCAGGCGAATTGGGGTGGTCAACCCAAAACGATCAGTGACATTGTGGGCCAGTTCGGCAAGGATCTGTTCACTGATCTGACGACAGACGCTCTGTCTCTTGCGGGCAAGTCTAATGAGATGGGGCCGATTGCGGATGCGATCGTGGCGATCGACTCGGCGGCCAAGAACGATTTCCGGGTTCCGCCGCCGGAGCCGTCGATCTCTTCCGGGGCCAAGGCAATGGCAACCTCTGGAGAGAGTGCCGACGGTCCGATCGCCATTCCCGGGCTGGGGAACTCCTCGGAGGTCATCAACTATGACCCGGCCGCCGGGACGGCGCAGTGGCGGCCGCTGATCAAGGTCGCGCTCGAGCGGACGGGGCAGGCTCCAGCTGAGGCCGGTCGCACCGAAGAGCAGATGGGGATCGAGTCCGGCGGAGACCCGAAGGCGCAGAACAATTCGGACTCCAACGCCGCGAAGGGCACTCCGTCCAAGGGGCTCATGCAGGTCATCGAACCCACCGCGGACGCGGTGCGGGCGAAGTGGCCGGCTCACTTCGTGGGCTTGCCGGATGACCTGTTCAACCCGCTGACGAACCTCGTCTCCGGGATCGACGCGTGTGTGAACTCGTGGGGGTCTCTGGCGGCGCGGTGGCCGACCACACAGGGGTATGCCGCTGGCGGCAAGTTCATGGCCGCCGGCACTGCGGACCGCGTCGCCCCGTCGACGTGGCGGGTCATCGGTGATCGCACGGATGTGGACGAGTACTACCTGCCCGACAACGACGACCCGCGCACGCTGGCCTACGGCCGGGAGTGGGCGGAGCGGCGCGGCCTGCAGCTCATCCGCATGGGTGAGGTCCGTCGTACCCCGCCGTCGTCGCCGTCGCGTGGCGCTGGGCCGGGACGTGGGCGCGAGCTCACGCTCATCAACCACGGTTTCGATCGTCGCGAGGTGGTCGCGGCGGCCGACACCATCACCCGCCGTGATCGCATGGCGTCTCGCAGGCAGGAGAGGTCGTGACCTTCTTTCCCGGCAACACCGCCAACCTGGTCCTGTGCGGGCCCGGGGAGGCGCAGGGACGCCCGGAGCGGGCGTGGCACATCTCGGATGTGCGTGCGCGGCGCCGTGAGGGCGTCGCGCACGCCGCCGGGTGGGGCGACATGCGCGAGTCGAAGGCGACGCACCAGTGGTTCACCACGGCGCGCGGCGACGGCGCGCGGTGGTTGGGCGCGGTGGTCGATCCGCACGAGTTCGATCTGCCGCTGGCGGTACACGCGGCGGATCGGCCCCTGGCGGTGGTCGAGGACTCGTTCTGGTCCGACATCGACTACGACTTCCAGTCCCGCCTGTACGTCAACACCCGCACCGGGGGAACCCGCTGGGTCGACATCCGCCAGAACGCCCCGGCCACCCCGTTGGACCCGGACGCGTTCGACTTCGACCGGGAGCTCGAGGACCACCTGCCGTACATCGTGCCGTTGGTCGCTGAGCACCCGTTCTGGCTGGGCATCGAGATCTCCGTCGAGTGGAAGCCGGGAGTGCGCGCCGGCAAGCTCACCAACATCGGTGACCGGCCGGCGTGGATCGAGTGGACCTTGTCCGGGCCTGGGGTGTTCCGGCTGCCCGACGGCGAGGGGTTCGTGACCCTGCCTGGTCTGCAGGCCGGGGAGGTCGCCCGGGTCCTGACCTCCCCGTCGGCGCGCACCGCCAAGTCGAACCTGCGACCGGATCTGTACCGCGAGTTCGGAGGCCAGCGCTTCCGCCACCCGGTGCAGCCGCGCCGGTCGGTGGATCTGTCGTCCCTGTCCTGTCTCGGCGCCGGCGCCACCTCGTCGGCCGTCGCGATGATCCAGCCGCGCTATAGGAGGCCCTGGTGACCGCTCCCGTGATCGACGCCCCCACCGGGGCACTGGACTTCGAGTCCGCGCTGATGTGGGCCGAGCTCCTCGACGAGCCCGCCCCCACCACGGCGTCGACCGAGTTCGACATCGAGGTGTTCGACAACGCCTACGGCTCCCTCGGCATGATCTCCGACCACGAGTCGGTGAAGGTGGAGTGGCGCCGCAACGCGATCGGTCCGGCGCAGCTGGTCATCCACGCCAGCAACGACTTCGCCCGCCTGTTCATGGAGTGTGACGAGACGGTCATCCCCGTCCGGATCACCTACAACGGCAAGCACTACGACGGCCGCGTGGACTTCGCTGAGGCCCGCGGGATCAAGGACTCCAAGATCGTCACCGTCGATCTGGTGGACAACTACGTGTGGTTCCACGCGATCCTGGCCTACCCGATGCCGTGGCCGGGCATCGAGGAGGTCCAGCTCGGCAATGTCGACTGGGCGGTCGGCCCGGTCAAGTCGGTGGTCCTGGGCTTCATCGAACGCAACGTCAACCGGCTCAAGTTCCGAACCGGCCAGTGCCCGATCACTGTCCTGCCGTGGGATCGCAGAGCCGACAAGACCGAGTGGGTCGAACTCGACGGCCGGATGACTTACCTGGCGGACCTGTTCGAGGACGCCCTGTCCCGCTCGAACTGCGAGCTGCGGATCCGGGCGTGGATCGCCGGCCGCGACCCGCAGCCGATGCCCGACAAGATCTGGCTCACCGAGTCCCAGCTCATCGTCGACGTCGTAGAGCACGAGAAGGTCACCGGGTCGGTCGATCTCGACCAGCGGCTCGACGGACTGCAGACGACCATCCTGTCGTCCATCGCCGAGACACTCGAGGAGTTCCTCGGCATCCCCCTGCCCCACCTCGCCGGACAGGTCGCCGCGCATCTCGACGGCTCCCCCCTGCCGAAGGTCGTGTGGTCGGAGGACTCCGAGGGGATCCTCGACGCCACCGCGTGGCGCCGGCACCCCAAGGGCTACTCCACGGTCGTGGGCGGCAAGTCCCCGGACGCCCTGAACAAGCTGCTCCAGGGCGGCCTGGAGTGGGGCATCAACGCGCTGCTGTCGGTCGTCGGCGTCGTGGTGCCCGGCCTGGCCAGCGCGGTGTCGGGGATCTTCAACGACATGCTGTTCGCCTTCATGAAGGCCACCGACTTCCGGCTCAAGGCCAAGCTCGGCAAGTGGGCCCTGCCGGAGACGTTCACCAACGGCGGCCCCGTCGCCTACTCGGTGTCCGGGAAGTTCCTGGCAGACCAGGGGCTGCACGACGCCAAGGGCCAGCGCGGCCACCGCGTGGAGGTCGTGGACTGGCTGCCGTGGGGTTTCGTCCGGGACTACGACATCGGTCACGTCGTCGGCTGGGAGGACTGGGGGCAGCTGCACTGCGAGCGGGTCGAGTCGGTCACCGTCTCCGAGGACCGCTCCGAGCCCGTGCACGCCATCGCCGAGATCGGCGAGACCAAGGCCGGTGAGGCCCCCGGCCAGGCCACCATCCGCAAGCTCCGCTACCTGATGCGCGCGGTCGACGCCGCGGTACTCGCCCCGATGTCCTAGAGGAGATCCACCGTGACGACCCAGTTCAACATGCCGGCCACCCTGCGGGTGAACCTCAAGGACCAGTGGGATCTGCGCACCACCCAGCGCGGCATCCTCGAGGTCGACCAGGGGCAGATCGAGATGGACGCCCTGGCGTTCAAGGGTGACAAGGGCGACAAGGGCGACGTCGGCCCCACTCTGCTCGTGCAGGAACCCGTCCCCGAGTACTCGATCCCCAACCTCGGCGACATGACCGACGAACAGATCGGCTGGGCCTGGCCGATCATCGACAAGTCCGAGGCCATCGTCTACAACGGCGTCGACCTCGTGCGCGTACCGCTGTTCGACGGACGTCAGGGCGAGCCCGGCGTCTCCCCACAGATCGCCGCCGAGGCGGCCGTGACCTCAGGCTCGTCGACGGCGCTGCAGATGGTGGAAGTTGCCCCGGCGGTGTGGCAGCTGCAGGGCACCGTCGCCAAGGGCGACAAGGGCGCGCCCGGTGTGACCGGCCCGCCCGGCCCGTCCGCGGCGATCCAGGGCGCCGCCGACGTCGAGGGCCCGTTCGCAGAGGGCCAGACGGTGGTGATGGGACCAGCGGGCAAGTTCGTCGCCGCGGACCTCGCTCAGCCATCCGGCGTCTACAAGAAGTCCGGCGCCGACTCGGACTGGTCCGACGTCGACACCGGCTCGAACTGGACCGGCGACACGATCCAACTGACCGTGCTGCAGATCCCCGCCCAGGACTTCGCGTGGGAGCCCGAGGTCCACGGCCACGTGGAGTGCCAGTACGTCGGCATCGCAGTCCGCTTCGACGCGGAAGTCCGCCTGGGCTCGGCCTCCGGCCCGCTGGTCGCACTCGGACCGGGCATGGCCTCTACCGCGCTGCTGTCGACGTGGACCTCCCGCTCGATCCAGCCGGCGGTCGAGGAGACGACCACCCCGACGAACTCGACCACCATCGTCCCGCCCGGGCAGGCGGCCAACCTGTACCTGGTGCTGCGTCGCGTGGAGTCCGCCGCCGCGCTGCGCGTGTTGGCGCGCAAGCAGCGCGCCCACCTGCGGGTGCGGCTGCTGCCGGTGATGTCATGAGCCTGTCCTGGCTCGACGCCACCCGCCCCGGTATCGGCTACGAGGGCACCATGCCGGGCCGCTCGGACATCACCGACGGCGAGTCGTCGTCCATCAACGAGGCCGGCTTCGCTGTCGGTGCACTGCGCGAGCAGCTCGAGAACACGACGGCCAAGGTGAACAACGTCGGCGTCGTCGTCGACACCTACGGCCCGCAGATCACCGATCTCATCGAGAACCGGGTCCTACCGTGGGCGGTACCGACGATCAGCCCGCTGTCGCAGACCATCAACCGCCGCGCCGATGCCACGGTCCAGCTGTCCGAGCTGTCCTCGCCGGTGCTGTACGGAACGACCGACGCGGCGGGCCACAACCACACCCACACCATGTCGATGGAATCCTCGCGCATGTTCAAGTCGGGGGCGCTGAAGGGCCAGATCTACATCGCCTTCCTGACTCCGGCGATCACCCGCGAGTACGAGCAGCTCAACTTCATCCTCGGCGAGGGCACCACCACCCCGGCCCAGTTGGACATCGCCGTGTACCTAGTCGACACGGACACTCGGGTGCTCTCCCGGCAGGTGCACGTCACCAACGTCGCCGCCGGGTTGCCGATCGGTGAGTCTGTGGTCACGGTGGGATTCGACAAGTGGGTCGCCGTCCAGGGCTCCTACGTGGCGGTCGCGTTCCTGTGGTCCGGCACCGGCGACACGCGCCACATCCTCGGCGTCGGTGAGACACAGCGGCCGCTGCCGACGGAGATCATCTTCCCGGCCAAACGCAGCGCCCGGCACGTCAACGTGGCACACACTGCGTTGCCGACCTCGATCGATGGCACGACCCAGGTCGACTTCGTCAACTGGTACACCCCGTATGCCGAGCTGTCCGAGAACATCGGGCAGGTGCTGCGCACGCTCACCGAGTCGTGGCCGGATCTCGGCAGCGACGTCGGTCGACCGTGGGTGGCGCTCACTGCGGTGGGTATCGGGTCGTTCGGTGGCTACACTGCGGCATCCGGTAGCGGGCTGCGAGTCTCGATCTACGACACCCCGCTGGCCACCGACCGTGTCCGGGTCACCTCGTCGATCTACCGCGACCAGTCCACCGGCACCGTCAGGCGCTCGACTCTCGTCGTGCGCGGCACCAACAATCTGCGCTCCGGCATCGGCCTGAGCGCGATCAGCCGCACCGGATACGAGCTGATCACCTGGACGGACCGGCCGGTCACCTCGAGCGAGGAGTGGGACGACCGCACCGTGGTCGCGACCATCCCCCGCGTCCCGCAGCAGGGCGACCAGCTGGAGGTCGACTACCTCGACGGCCTGGTGTCGGTCCGGATCAACGGCGACGAGTACGTGTCGTCGGTGGCCGTACCCGGGCATCAGGGTCCGGCCGCCCGGTTCGTCGGTATCCAGAACCGCCGCCAGGCGTTCATCACCGCCACGTACTCGCCATGGTTCGGGCCGTGGTCGGCCCGCGACCTCCCCCAGGTTGACACCGGCGGCGACAACGGCGCAGGAGAGATCCAGCCGTGATCGACTCCCCCACTTTCTAGGAAGGCATCTTTCATGACTGAGCCGGTCCCCAACCCCCACGCCGCCGATGGCATCGCCTATGGGCACGTGTTCGCCTCCTATACCGAGGGCACCGCCGACACCTCCCTGGACTTGGACCCGTACCCCGATGAGCGGTGGCTGTCGGGGTCGGTGACGTTCCGCCCGAAGTTCGCGGGCCAGCAGGCCACCGCGACGCTGCGGGTACCGGGTACCCCGCGCGCGCGGGGCCTGGTGGTCACCGAACTGACCTACGACGTCGTCAACTCGCGGCTGGTGGACCGTCAGGACCGGGAGGGCGTGTGGCTGACGATTCAGGTCGGCGACATCCCGGTGCACTGGCAGGCGACGGTGGCGCTGAAGAACGCCGCCGGCAAGGTCGTGCTCACCACCGCCTACGTCCTGACGCCAGAGGCGTGGAATGCGGAGCTCGACGGCTCGCGGGTGGTCAATCTGCCGGACCTGATCCCGAACCCGGCGTTGATCACTCCCTCGGAGCTGGCGGCGATCCTCTCGGCGCAGTCGGCGATGGAGCGCTCCCTGGCGGTGGCCGCGGACCTCGAGGAGGCCAGCCCAGACATCGCGGCGGCGGCGGACCGCGCTGCCGCGGCCCAGCTGGCGGCGCAGGCCGCGGCCGAGCAGGTGCCCTTGGCCAAGGGGCACGCCGACCGGGCCGAGGGTTTGGCGGTGGCGCAGGACGAGCACGTGGCCGGTGTCCTCGAGGATCCGCAGTCCGCGACGCACGCGGCACTCCTGACGGTCGGTAATGCCACCTATGTCCCCGCCGGGTTGGCCGCATCGAAGCGGTCGAAGCTCTCTCAGATCGCGGTGCCCCGCGACTCCACCGGGGCCACCGGCAACGCCGCCCGCCTCCAGCTCACCGGGCACGCCCCGTCGGCGTCTCCTCGCGGGATCGGCACCGACGGCGCGATGTACATGATCCGCCTGGAGAACACGATGTGGCGCACCTACGACGGGATGTCCACGTGGGAGCAGGGCGCGACGTTCACCCCGTATACGGTCGCCACGTACTCCGGGGGCGGCACGTTCACCCTCACCGCCGGGGGGCAGACCACCGCGGCCCTGTCGTTCGGTTCCACCGCCGCGCAGGTGCAGGCCGCTTTGGAGGCGTTGTCCTCGGTCGGGCCGGGAAACGTCACCGTGTGGGCCGACCCGCAGATGACCGCCCCTCGTCGCGGCTACACGATTCTGTTCCGGGGCTCGGCCTCCACCCACGTCCTCACCGGAGCATCGAGCTTGACCGCCTCCCCGGCCCCGCAGTTCGTGATCCAGCGGGAGAAGATGCTGTACGTCAATCGCACCAGCAGCGGCTACGTCATCGTCATGCTCGCGTCCCAGAACCCGGTCCTGCCCGCCGGGCACACGACGGTGTGGCACACCACGGACTTCACCACCGCCGCCGACCTTCAACTGGTCCTCACCTGCAACGGCACCACCCTCACCGGGTTCGCGGTGCCCCGCCATGTCAATGGAGACACCTGGTTGCTGTTCGGGGAGTACCGCACCGCCCAGTACCCGTCGATCCCCAACAAGCGGTTCCTGTCGACCAACGGCGGCCTGACGTGGACCCTCGTGCGGACCCAGACCCCGTCCGACACGTCGGTGAACTGCCACGCCCACACCGGTCTCATCGAGTCCACGGGCCGAATCTGGGTGTCGGACGGAGACCAGGTGAACGCCTGGTACGGGTACTCCGATGACAAGGGCAAGACGTGGGTGCCGGTCAGGACGCCCGCCGATTCGGAGGCCGCCGATCCGGGCGGGGTGTTCCAGCAGCCCACGACGATGATCGACTTCACCACCGACGACCGTATCGCGGTGTCGCCGGACAGGGGAGCGTTCAAGCCGGGCATGTGGGACACGGACGCCTCCACCCGCGAGACGACGCGAAACTTCGGACTTCCCGGCCTGTACGAGTTGACGCCGGGGAACGGCAACGATGCCGCCGCGCAGTACGGCCACCCGATGTACGCCCAGGACGGACGCACCGCCTACGTGATGTTCTCCGATACCGGATCAGGCTCGAAGACCACGCATATCGCTGCGACTGGCGACTGGGGCCGTACCTGGTGGCTGGTCGCCTCAATCCCGTGGGGGGCGACAGGCTCGCTTGGCGCTGGCATCTACGGGCCGGACCTCAACGGGCGACTGTTCATGCAGGGCACGAACCTGCCAACGTATTCGTCCGGTGTCATTTCCGCCCCTGTACTCAAGTGGGATTGGCAGATGCTGCCCAGCGCCGAGTAACCACCGATTATCGACGGGCAGCAGGTAGTTTCCGATCAAGGAGAGTTCAATGGCACTTCCAGATGTTGAGGGGTCCCACGTGGTCAGCCACTCGGTTCTCGCCCGGAGCGACACCGAGTGGCCGTTCCACGCCGTAGCCTGCACGCCTGCCGGGACGGTGTTTGTGGACGTGCATGAGGATGGATCAGTGCGCGTGATAAATCGCGGCGGGATTCACCACATCCCCGCTCCTCAGCAGTAACCACCGATTATGTGCGCCTCTTGCATCGGCGCTGATATTAGAAGCGGCGCGGCCGAAACCCCCGACATATAAGCAGGAGGCACCGTGGCGGAAACGACTTACCTGCATATCGTCCCGGGGGCGGTCGAGACCGGGCACTGGTGCGAGACCTGCCAGCTCCCGTCAGCCGTCGAGGTCGAGCTCGTCGTCCTCGGCCAGACGGGAGTCTCCGGGGCCGGCACGGCCCGCCTGTGCCCGGACTGCACGCCCGACGAGTAGGAGCCCCCATGTCGATCACTGTCCACCAGCGCCGCCCCACGTTCGAGGCGGTGCAGTATCAGCCCGGCGTCAACTGTGCGGAGGTCGGCGAGTTCATCGGCCGCGAGGTGCACCCGCTCGGCCAGTGCGACCCGGACGGCGTCCTGGAGATCCCGCCGTCGGGTGGCACCACCACCGCCCGCCCCGGCGACTGGCTCCTTCGCGCCCCCGGCGGGGAGCTGCTGATCTGCCCCGTCGAGGTGTTCGACCTGATGTACGAACCCGCCTGAAACAACTCCCCAACAACTCGAACAACCCTCGGCCCCCGCCACTCGACGGGGGCCTTCCCCATTTCAGGGAGGCCCACATGCCCGCACTCACGGTCCTCGTGTTCGACGGCGCCGGCACCGCTGGCCGGACCAGCAAGGTGGTCGACGCCGTCGTCGAGCGGCTGCGTTGGAAGACCGGCTGCGCGGTGCAGTGGGTGCCGTGGCCGGCTTCGCTGATGGGTGTCGGTGGCACCACCCCGTGGCCTGCCGCCACCTCTGAGGCGATCCGGTGGGCCGTCGACTACATGTGGCGCCACGAGGGGCAGTACATCCTCGTCGGCTTCTCTGCCGGGTGCCGTCCCGCCCGCGAACTCCTGGAGCGGCATCCCGGCCTGGCGTCTCGGGTGGCGGCAATCGCCCAGTTGGCTGATCCGTGGCAGCCCGCGTCCCGGCAGCAGGACAGCGTCCCCGACGGGCCCGGCTTCGGGATCATGGGGCAGGCGACCGGACCTGTCCCTGACCGGACGTTCTGGTGCGGGCATCCCGGCGACCCGATCTGCCGGGCCGCGCCGGACTCCCTCCTTCGGTATCTCACCGGGTCCACCGATGCGGTGCCGGGCGGCCTGTTCCGGGCTTTCGTCGACAAGGCCGCCCGCGGACGGCTGCAGCTCGTCCCGTTCCTCGGCTTGCCGTTCCATGAGTGGTTCGTCGGTCTCGGTCCCCGCATCGACCGGTCCATCCGCGAGGCTCAGTCCTACCTCGGGTCGGGGCACACGAGGGCGTACACCGTCTACTTCCCCACCCCCGGCGACACCCGATCCCTCGCCCACCGTCTGGCCGACTCCGTCGCGTGGCGGGTGCGGGACTCGTGATTCACATCATCTGGACCCTGTGGCACACCGCCCGCGGGCACAGGCTCACGGTCGGCCGCCCCTACGACGCCCCGGTCGGCACCGTAATGCGCTGCCGCTGCGGCGACCGCCGACAGATCATCTAGGAGACCCCGATGCCCACCATGCCTGTCGACCGTGGCTTCTACGTCACGTCCGGATTCGGCCCCCGCTGGGGCACCGTCCACTACGGCACCGACTTCGGCCGCGATGGCGGCTCCGGAGGCCACCCGATCTACGCCGTCAAGGACGGCACTGTCACCGCGGCGGGCCCGGCGTCCGGGTTCGGGCAGTGGATCAACGTCGACCACCCCGCATCCGTCGGCGGCGGCCTCACGGTCTACGGGCACATCATCCCCGAGGTCCGCGTCGGCCAGGCCGTGAGCGAGGGCCAGCGCATCGGCCGTATCAACCCGGACTCCCGCACGAACGGCGGGGTCGCCCCGCACCTGCACCTCGAGTGGCACCGCTACGTGTGGTCCCCGCCCGGACCGGACCGCCTCGACCCGATGCCGCTGCTCGCTGGCGCCCGCTGGCCCGGCGACGCCGCCCCGGTCCCGCCCGCGCCGCCCGCGCAGCAGGTGACGTTCGCGCTCGACATCTCCGAGTGGCAGAACCCGATCAGCCTCCGCGCCGCCAAGGCCGACGGCATCGCCGGGGTCATCATCCGCACCAACGACGGCACGCACCGCGACCGCGTGTTCCGATCTCACCTCGACGACGCCCGCGCGAACGGTCTGCCGGTGTCGGCGTACTGGTTCGTGCGGCGCCCCAACGAGGGCACCTCGATCGCGGCGCAGGCCGACGTCGTCGCCTCCCAACTCGACGGCCAGGGCGACATCGGGGTGTGGCTCGACGTCGAGTCCCCGGGCGGCATGGACCGCGCCACCGTGTACGCGGCGCGGGACGCGCTCCGGGCGCGCGGTATCCGCGTGATCGGCATCTACTCCACCGCCGGCTACTGGGAGCGACTGCGCGGCGGTGAGCCGCCGGCGCGGGACTTCGGCGCGATCTGGGTCGCGAACTTCGGCGACGACCGCAAGGGCAACTTCCGGTCCATCTACCCCGGCAACGGCCACGCGGTGTGGGACTACCCGCTCGGTGACCGGAAGCCGGACCTATGGCAGTTCACCCAGCACGGGCGGATCCCGTCATATGACGGCTCGCTCGACGTCAACGCGTTCCGGGGCTCCCCGGCGCAACTCAAGGCCCTGTTCGAGGGCCGACCCACCGGAGAGGACTGGTTCGACATGGCTACAGAAGCTGATCTGCGGCGCATCGTTCGAGAGGAGGTCGCCGCGTTCTGCGGGCCCATCGGCCACGACGCCAAGCGCATCGCCGTGCAGATGGGACTGGACGCCGACGACGCCGGATTCGCCCGCGTGCCCGGCTGGATCCAGGGCGGCCACCGCTCGTTCTACGACCTATTGTCGGCCGTCGCCGCGAAGGTCGGCGTGTCCCGCACGAAGGACACCCTGCCGGAGCTGCCGGCCGGGGCCCGCAACCCGAAGCTGAAGGGGTAATCGCCATGACCGCAAAGCATCTCGACTCCCGTGTCCGCGTCTCCCTGTACGTCGGCGTCGCTGCCGTCGGCGCCGTCCTGGTCGTGTGGGGAGTCGCCACGCAGGAGCTCGTCGACGCAATCCTGCCCACCGTGGCCGGCGTGCTGGCCGTCGGTGGCGGCGCGACCGCCGTCCGCAACATCACCCCCACCGACCGCGGTGAAGGTCCCGAGTTGATGGAGTGGGTCCGCATCGGCCGCGACACCCTCCCGGTGATCCTCGATGAGGTCCGCGACCTGCGCACCGAGGTCCAGTCGCAGGCCACCGCGATCACCGGCCACGTCCCGACCGGTTCGCTCGAGTACGTGCCCGACCGCGCCCCGTGGCTGCCGCCCGAGGAGTACGTCGGCGAGCATCGGGCCGAGTGATGCGGGCGTTCGAGCCGCTGCACCCCCGGCTCCGGATCACGGCTCTCGCGATCGTGGCGTCCGGCGCGATTGCCCGCGGGGCCGCGTACATCGACCACCCGACCACCGGCGGGCTGACCACCTTCGTTGACGCCATCGTGCCGCTGCACGTGTGGGCCATCGTGTGGATCATCGCCGGAACCACCGTGCTGGCTGGGGTGTGGCACCGCATCATCGCCCGGTACGCGCTCGCCTTCGTGTCGATGCTGTGGGGAATCTGGGGGCTGTCCTACATGTGGGCCACGGTCATCGGGGACGCGCCCCGCGGATGGGTCACCGGGTCTCTGATCCTCACCTTGTCCGGACTGACCATCATCATTGCTGCACTCGCAGATGCCGTGGGCCCGCCACGGGAGCCGGTGATCTTCGACCAGAGGGGCGACGGGTGACGTGGGGGCAGCTGGCCGTCAACGCCCTCGCGGCCATCCTGCTCGTCGTCGGCACGTGGATCACCGCCCGGTTCTCCCGCAAGACCGGGGAGGAGGCCAACGAGACCGCCGCCAGCCAGGCGCGGACGGCGGACTGGGCGGCGTTCATGGCTGAGCAGCGCGAGTGGACCGAACGTCAACTCAAGGAGCAGGACGAACGCACGAACCGGCAACTCGCCGAGCGGGACCGTCGAATCGACCGCCTCGAGGAACGGCTGAACCTGGTGGAGGCGAAGTACAGGGCGGCGATCGCCTATATCCGCAGGATCGTCCGGCAGCTGCAGCTCCATGTCGACCCGGAGGATATCGAGACCCCGCCACCTGAAATTAGCCCGGACCTGTGAGGCCAGATCGCCTCACCCGCACGAATGAGCCGCCCCCGCCTGACCTGGTGGGGGCGGCCTTTCGTCGTTACGGGCCGGGAAGGTGTGGCGGGTCAACCAAGTTGACAGGTATATCTGGAACGGTCCGTAACTACGGGCGACCCCCGACGGTGCTACCAACACCAGACGGGGGTCTAAGCCACCACACCACCTGATCTGGAGTGATGACCTGTGCAGCAGGGTACCGCTGCGCGCCCCGTCGGCGCGCCTATTCCCCCCACCTTCGACACCCTCGATCTGTTGATCGAGGGGTTCCTTGCCCGTTTCTCGTCGGAGTCGACCCGCACCGCCTACGCCGGGGACCTCGCCTTGTGGCGCTCGTGGTGCGACGCCCGCGGCCTGGACGTCCTCACCGTTGAGCGGGCCCACGTCGAGCTGTTCGCCCGCTGGCTCGAGACCGCGCGCGGCAACTCCCCCGCCTCGGTGCACCGCCGACTGGTGTGCCTGCGGTCGTTCTACCGGACGATGGCCGCTGACGGCCGGGTCCTTGCCTCTCCCGCCGAGTACGCCCGCCTTCCCAGGATCCGCCGGGACCGCACGCAGTACACGCACATCACCCGCGGAGAGTTGTCCACCCTGATCGTCACAGCCTATGACATCAGCCCCACGGCCGGCGCGCTGGTCTCACTCATGGGCGTGCTCGGACTGCGCGTCTCGGAGGCGTGCGCACTGGACGTCGACTGCGCGGACCGCCACGAGCGCGGCCACCGCATCCTCACCGCCCACGGCAAGGGCGCCACCGTCACCGGCATCCCCGTCCCGGTCCCCGTCGGGCGCCGCATCGACAGCGCCCGCGGCGGCCGTCCCAGCGGCCCGCTGCTGCTGCGCCGCGACGGCTCCCGCATGACCCGCCGCTCGGCGGCCCGCGTCGTCACAGCGACAGCCAAGACCGCGGGAATCGACAAGCACATCACCCCGCACGACCTGCGCGCCGCGGCGATCACCTGCGCCCTCGACTCGGGCATCCCGCTGCGGGACGTGCAGACGATGGCCAGACACGCCGACCCGCGCACCACGGAGATCTACGACCGGGGCAGGCGCGACATCGACCGGCACGGCGCGTACATCCTCGCCTCGTACCTCGCCGCCTGAGAAAGCGAACCGCCCCCGACCACTAGGTCGGGGGCGGCGTTCGTCGTTCTGCCTATCGGGTCTGCTCGACCACGCAACCATCGACTGCCTGCGCGTCCTCGTCGCCGGCAGACGCGCCGATCCCCGACGCCGGGGCGTAGGCCGGGGTTGCGGAACGCGCGCCGCCGGTCACGGTGAACGGCACGCTGTTGCGGAACAGCCAGACGTCGGACCTGCTCGCCATCTCCCCGTCGCCGTCTAGTGTCGTTGCGCCGACCCACGTGTCTTGACCCGAGACGATCATTGTTCCGTTCGTCAGGGACAGGGATGGATCCTCGAGGCCCGCTTCGAGCAGAGCGAGCATGGGCCCATCGGCTGGCGTGCACCGAGGGTCTTGCTCTCGGGCTGCGGGTGCGGCATCCGGGCTCGAGGTGGTTTCTTCACGGGAGGTGGACGTCGCCTGCTCGGCGGATGACGGAGGAGCCTGCGAGGAGCTAGTGGTCGACTGGTCGCCGGTTGCGTCCTCGGCTTCGTCGAACCCGCCTGCGAGGCCGGTGATGACGAACAGTGCGACGAGCACGCCGACGATGATCGCGCCCCACTTCATGCACCCGCCACGCTTCTTCTTCGGCTGCTCCTGCGGCGGGTAGGGCTGGCCGGGCTGCTGGGGCTGGTACTGCGGTCCGGGGTTGGTCACGTCGAGCCTCTCGTCGGGTTCACACAGTCCTATCAGGTGTGTACGACGCTCACGCCGCGTTGGGTAGATCCCATGCGGTGCGTGCCGCGTCACGTAGGCGGTCTTCTGTGACACCGATGTAGCGGGCTGTGGTCTGGATCGACGCGTGGCCCAGGAGCTCTTGCACAGCGCGGAGGTCGTTGGTGGCGCGGTAGACGCGGGTGGCGTAGCGGTGGCGCAGGGTATGGGCGGTCCACTTCCCAGGTAGTGCATGTGAGATGAGTTTGCCGAGGTAGTGCGGTGAGAGGTGTCCGTTGATCTGGCCGGGGAACACACAACCGTCTGCGGTGCGGATGGTGACGGCGAGGTGATCGGGCACGGGGATGATGCGGGCGTGGCCCCCTTTGCCGACGATGCGTAGTGCCCATCCATCGCTGTCGCGGATGAGGTGATCGGTGTGGAGAGTTGCGCACTCGGCGCGGCGCAGGCCGGTGGAGGCGATGACCTCGATCGCGAGACGTTGCCGATCGTCAGCTCCGGCAAGTCCGTCCATGAGTGCGGAGTCGGGGGCTGGGCGCGGGAGTGCGCGCGGCACGGTGACGGTGGGAAGTGTGGCGGCCGGGTCGTCGTCGAGGCGGCCGGTGGCGCGCGCCCAGCGGAACAGGGTGGTGAGGGCTGCCCGGTAGGCACGCCGGGTTTCTGGTGCCCAGGCGCGCCCACCAAGCCATGTGACGAGGTGTTCGCGGGTGATGTCGTGGGGCGGGATGGTGTGGTGGTCGGCGGCGAATCGTCGGAGTTGGTAGGAGCGCATGTCGCGGGTGGATCGGGGGCGGCCGGCGGCTCGGAGTTCGGCGTCGAAGTCTGCGAGGAGGTCTCGCCACGCGGCGGGCGGGGTGATGGTGGTGGCCATGCCCACAGATTCCACTGCGTACAGGTGAGGCACGCGGGTCATTTGTTAACTCGTGTTCTGTCTGTGATCTACGGCGCGCCATGCTGCGAGCTGGCCGCCGTCGTGGATCACGGTGTCGGGGTGGGCGTCCTGGACGTCGGACCACCCGTCTCCCATCCAGTAGCGGACTTTCGTCACCGTCGGGTATTCGCGGACGATGCGGGCGCGGCAAAGGGTCTCGCGGCTGCACAGGCCGACGAGGGTGACGTGGCGGGGAGTTGTCATGCCGCCACCTTCTCGTCGCCGAACTGCGGGGAGGGTACGAACATGGGGACGACTTCGCCCCAGCGCCCTTCTGTCCTGGGGTTTTCCACATACCAGCGGGTTCGGGGTTCGAGTCCCTGATGGCGCACAACGCCCCCTCCCGGTCCGTCCGGGTGGGGGCTTTCTGCATTTCGGATACCGGTGAGCACGTAGGTCATGTCGATCCCGCAGGCGTCAGCGAGGCGCTGGAGCTCGTCGAGATCCCACGGGTGCTTGCCCTTCATGCGGCGCGACATCCCGGACGGGTTGATGTCGATGCGTCGGCCGGCCTCGGCGTGACTGATCTGCAGCTCGGCCAGGGCGCCGCGCAGGCGTCGCGCGACGGCCTCGGAGAGCGTCTCGGAAAGGCCCCCGGCAATCGGGGTGAGCGATGTAGTCATAAGCAGATTATCTTCCTCTGGGCGCAATAAAGCGAGCGTATCGCCCATCTTGTGACCAGGGCCGTAATGCCAGTTGTGTAATTCCGCTTGCGCCCCATTGCCCTATGTGGAACAGTATCGAACTGTGAGCAACGCAACCCCCGACCACACCGTCGCGAAGAACATTCGCGCCGAGCTGGCGCGGGCCGGAATCTCGCAGACAGCAGCCGCGCGAGCCCTCGGGCTCGCCGACTCCAGCCTCTCCAGGCGACTCAACGGGCGGCACTCATTCCGGGTGTCCGAGCTGTACGCATTGGCCGATCTCATCGGCGTCCCAGTCCACGCCTTCATCGGCGCTCACTCTCCGGCTGCATAAGAAGCGGCCCCGCACCAGCGGCTACTGGTCGGGGCCATGAACAGAAAGTAGGTCTGTCGTGACCCACTCTACCGGGACTCTCGTCCCGTTCAACTACGGCGACGCCGAGGTGCGCGTCGTCTCCGTCGATGGCGAGCCGTGGCTCGTCGCCGCTGACATCGCTCGGTCGCTCGAATACCGGGACGCCTACAACCTCACCCGCGGCCTCGACGCCGACGAGAAGGCTACTCAGATTGTGAGTACCCCCTCTGGCGACCAGGAGATGACCATCATCTCCGAGTCGGGCTTCTACACCGCCGTCCTTCGCTCACGGTCCGAGCGGGCTGCCGACTTCCGCCGGTGGGTCACCCGCGAGGTGCTTCCCGCGATCCGCCGCACCGGCTCGTACGCCGCCCCGGCCGTCGACGTCGAGTCGGTCACCCGCGGGGACCTCGCCCGCATGGTCCTCGCGGCCGAGGAAGAGAAGGCCGTCCTGGCCGCGGCGCTCGAGTCCGCCGCCCCGGCGATCGCCTACCACGACCGGCACATCGCCGAGAACTCCGATCTCACCCTGATCGAGGACTGGGGGCGCCTCGTCGGCCTCACGAAGAAGCAGGCGTTCGACATCCTCGTCGAGCGGAACATCATCTTCCGCAAGACGATCGGCTCCCGGTGGTCTCCCACGGCGCAGCGCGTGGTGCAGGAGTACGAGTACCGGGCACGCGCCGGCCGCGCGACAACCGACTGGTTCGAGCTCCGCCCGCAGCACAACGCGCCGCGGCTGCACAACGGGCAGGTGCGCCAGACCCTCATGGTCAAGGTGTTCTACGTCGACCAGCTAGCCAGAAAGTGCGGACTGTCCACGACCGCCGAACTTCCGATCGACGGCGAGGTGGCGTGATGAGTGTGTCCCTCTACGCCGAGCCCGCCGAGTACGCGGGGGAACGAGTGTCCATCGGTGTCGGGACGACCCCGTCCGGCAAGGAACGTGTCGTACTGACCGTCATCGGCGGCCAGGCCGTGCTGACCGTCAACGAATGCCGAGCAATCGCGGAGGGCCTGCTCGACGCCATCGAGATCGAGGGAGGTGCCCGGCCATGATCTACGAGCTCCTGGACACCGCCGAGCATCCGCTCGTGGTCGTCGCCACGATCGAGGACACCGAACACGAGCACCCGCAGGGCTGCGCGTGCGGTGGCAAGGCCACGAGGGTCCTCAAGGTCGCCATCGAAGGCGCCGCCCCTGCCGGGTTGAAGGCCGTCGGGCTGCTGAGCGCAGTCGCGACCCTGATCAGCCAGGACGACACCGATGCCGAGGACTGCCGGGTGATCCGCCGGGCCCTCGCCCAGCTGCTGGAGATGACGTCATGACCACACCCGATAACCTCGCCGCGGTCGTGGAGGCCGAAGAGTTCGCCGGCGGCCCGATGGTCCTGCCCGTGCCGTCCCAGATGACCAAGACCGGCAGGGTCGTCGTCGTCTCCAAGCCGAACGGCGACTGGCACGCCGACTGCACGCAGTGCGGCGCCGGCTGCGGTGCGGCTGGTGCGCCTGCCGCGGACGACGAGGTCGACACCGACGCCCTGGACGACGAGCACCGGATGCTCGAGGACTTCACCGCCGAGCACCGCGACTGCCAGGTGCCCTCGTTCGGTGAGGACCTGCCGTCGCCGGCGGCGATGCCCGCCCACACCGAGCGCGGCAAAACCGCGTGGATCGTGCGCTGCTCCAACGGCTCCGACATCCGCGTCCTGGCCGAGCGGCACACCACCTACGCCCGCCCCGAAGGCACCGAGCTCCGGTTCTACGACGGCGACGGCGACGACCAGCACCGCGTGGCCTGCATCCGCGCCGGGTCCTGGCACTGGGTCGTGGCCGCCACCGCGCTCAACCCCGAAGGCGGTGAGCAGTGATGACCCCCGACATGCGTCCCGCCACCGAGATCACCACCGGCGATCACGCCTACGCCCGTGCGTACGGCCGCTACCACGTGGTGCGCGGCATCGACCGATTCACCCACCTGCCGACCCGTGAACGGGCGGCGATGGTGTGGATCCAAGACCACAACCACCGCACGATCCTGACGGCCGTCGCGCTGGACGACATCCGCATCTTCGCCGGGAGGACGTCATGACCACTGCCATCACCGCCACCAGCCTCGCTCCGTCCCACGCGATCCACTGGGACCTCACCGCCGACGTGCCGGACTGGGTTGTCCTCGGCCGGATCCGCGAACTGATCGTCGCCGGCCTGCCCGTCCCCGACGACATCTACGGCCCTGATTCCATCGCCGACTACATCCCGGCCCTGGTCGCGGCGGGCCACAACCACAGCGAGATCGAACGGGCGACCGGCGTCAAGCCGTCCCGCCACCTGCCCCGGAGGATCCGATGAGCACCGACACCCGCCCCGACCGGCCGTTGCCGGCCCCGCTCCCGTACGCGACCGAGGCCGGGCGCGGCGAGATCCTCGCCGCGCGCCCGGCGCCGCCCGCCGCGCCCGATGTCCCGGACGGCCCGCCGCTCCGAGAGGACGAGTTCTGCCTCTACGTCACCCTCGGCATCGTCCTGGCGTTCGTCCTGCTGATGGTCGCCGTCGCGTGGATCGGGGGCCTGTGATGGTCGCCGTGTACATCGACGCCGCCGGCGACGTCCGGTCCGCAGGATCAGACCGCATCGTCGCCCCCGCCGGCACCACCCCGCGCGAGGCCCGGATGCGCGCCGCCCTGTGGGCCGCCGCGGCCGACGCGCTCCAGAACCCCGCGACAGCCGGAACAGAGCGACGCCCCGCACGTGGGGCGCGCGCCGAGGGGATGCCGGCCGTCGCGGCCCCCACCCCGATCACCGCGGCCCCCTCCTACGCCCGCACCGTGCCCGAGGCGCGCGAGGTCCTCGCCGTGATCGACGTCAACCAGATCCGCGCCGAAACCGAGCAAGCCCTCGCGCTGCTCGCCGAGCACAAGGAGGGCATCCGATGATCTACCTACGACGATCCGGCAGCGGCTTCACCATCGGCAACGGCGATCTGGCCTACCTCGAGAGCATCGCCCGCAGCGCGCTGGACCGGGGCGAGACCGTCGAGCTGCACATCGACGGCCGCGACTGGCAGCCGGTCACCTCCTACCAGGAGGTCGACGAGACCCTGCACGAGCTGTACGAGGAGCTCGACGCACGCCGGGACGCGGTCAACCTGTCCCAGCTCCCGATCGAGGACCTGCTGTGAGTCTGCTCATCGCCCTCTACTGGTTCACCGTCGCGTTCTGCGCCCTCTTCGCGTTCAGTACCGGGCTGGGGCTGGCGTTCGGGTACCCGCTCCGCGAGGCGCTGGCCGGAGCGTTCTGGCAAGCCCTCATCATCAGCGTCGCCGGGACGGCCTTGGCCATCGCGATCTGGTTCGGGTTCTCCCTCATGGGGGTGCCGTCATGACCGAGGGAGAAGTTCGCACCGTCGCCACCCTCGTCGAGCTGCGGGACTGCCCGCCGCACACAGTGATCGCTGACGCCCGGGGCCAGATCGGCACCCTCGCGCAGCGCGCGTCGTCGCCACTCGCGGGTGGCGTGTACTGGGCCGGCCACGGCGGCCTGTGCGACACCAGCACGATCAACTTCCCTGTCCAAGCGTGGTGGCCTGAGCACCCCGCCCTCGCCAAGGGGGCGTGATGGGAGCCCCAGCTCACTGCCGCTACTGCGGCCACGAGATCGCGTTCGCGACCCTGCTGCCCTCGGGCAAGTCGGTGCCGTTGGACGTGTCTCCGGACCCGGAGCTGGGGATCTACCACCGCACGTTCCTCACCGCCCCGGGCGGACGACGCACCTCCACGGTGACGCAGCTGTCCGGGCATGACCTGACCGAGGCCCGCGACCGGGCCCGCCGCTACCCCGCCGACCGCGGCGCCCGCCTGTGGGTGCCTCACTTCGCCACCTGCAGCGCTCGCCGGCCACACCCAACGGAGACCACCCGATGACCACCCTGCAGATCACCGACCTCCCCATCGACGCTGTCCGACCACACCCGCAGAACGTCCGCCGCGAACTGCGCGGCATCGACGAGCTCGCCGACTCGATCAAGGCCGAGGGCCTGCACCAGCCGATCATCGTCGCCCCCGAAGGCGACCAGCACGTGGTCGTTATGGGCAACTCCCGTCACGCCGCCTGTCTCAAGCTCGGCTGGGACACCATCCCGTGTATCGTCCGCGACGACCTCGACACCGAGGAGAAGGTCCTCTCGGCGATGCTCGCCGAGAACTGCTCCCGCAACTACCTCACCGTCACCGAGGAAGGCGACGCGTTCCAGCGGCTCCTGGACCTCGACCTGTCCGCCGCCGCGGTCGGCAAGCGCGCCGGCCGCTCCCGCAAGCAGGTCACCGAGCGCGTCACGATCGCCTCCCAGTCAGAACGGATCCGCCGCGCGGTCGACGACAAGCAGCTCACCATCGGCCACGCCCTCGCGCTGGCCGAGTTCACCGACGACCACGAGCTGTACGCCCGCATCGAGGGCGCCGTCGGCACCCCACGGTTCGAGTACGAACTCGAGCGCGCGGCCGCGATCCGCCGGCACACTAAGGTCGGCGAGGACCTGCGTGCGGAGGCTCGCGCGCTGGGGTTCGTGGAGGCGACCGAGAAGGAACTGTCCGCTCTGCACGAACCGGTGGGCGGCTTCCGCCTCGAGCGGATCTGGGGCACCGGCACTCCCGACCCTGCCACCGACGGTCAGGGCCGGTTCACCATCACCTCCGCCAACATCGAGCACTGGGCCCCGTCGATCCGCTACTACCGACTCGTCCCGGTCGCCGCTGAGGCCTCCGACGATGCGAGCGAGAGCGCCGCGTCACCGGCGCCTCTCACCTCCGAGCAGCGCGCCGAGCGCGAGGCTGCCGAGACGCGCGCAGCGGTGGCTGAGGCCGAGTCCCAGGAGCGCAAGACCGCGATGCTCCGCCGCCGCGCCTGGTTGCGCGACCTGTGGGACCGCACCGACGCCTCCGACCCGCGATCCGCCGAACTGCTGCTCGTCGCCGCGCTGGACGTCGACGACTACGCATGGGAACCGCTCACCGAACTCGGAACGATCATCGCCCACGACGGCTCGGACAATCCCCCGCGCCTGGAGGCAGGCGATCCGCGCCTCGATTACAGCGAGTGGCCGACGCTCCGGCTGGCGTTCGCGACCTGGTGGTGCCGCTGGGGCTACCTCGGCGAGCTCGAGCTGTCGCTGTACCAGCCGAACTACTGGGAGCCCGTGACCGTCCGCTATCTGGAGTTCCTGCGCGAGCAGTTCGGGTACGAGCTGTCCGACATCGAGGAAGCGCTCCTGGACACCTACAACGCCTCCGCCGATGGCGGGGACGACTGACCCGGCGGCCCGGCTGGCCGCCGCGTGGTGGGACTCCCTCGACGACACCCGTCGCGTGCAGATCCACCGCTGGGTAGCGGGCCGTGACGCCGTACTCGACCACCCGCCCATCCCCGGGCAGACCGACCTCCTCGCAGAACTCGACAGGAACCGACCATGACCGAAACCACCCGCACTGCCGCCGCCGGGGTGTTCGTCGTCCGAGACCCCGATGTGTGCGCCGCCCTGGAGCAGCTCCTCGCCCCGCACCGCACCGACCGCGCCGCGGCCCCCGCCGGCGACGACGGTGCGTCCCGCGTGGCGGCGCTCATGGATGTCGCCGAAGCACGCGCCGCCGAACTCGCCGGCGCCCTGACCTCTCACCTGCCCGAGAACGCGACGATCGAGCAGCTGCTCGACTACGTCCACCTCGACGGTCAGTCCCGCTCCCAGCAGGACCTGGCCGACGCCCGCGAAGCCCACGCCGACCTGTCAGAGCGGCTCCGCGTCACCGAGGTCGCGCTCGCCCGCGCCAACCGCGACCTCGACGACACGACCGCACAGCTGAAGGACGCGCTGGCCAAGGTCACCGACCTCGAAACCGAAGTCGCGACCACCGGCCGCGAGCGCGAGCTCGCCGACGGCGAACTCGCCAAGGCGCGCAAGACCATCGGCGACCTGCACGACGACCTGGAGAAGGCCCGCAAGGCACCGCCCGCGCCCCGCGCGACCGGCAACCGCATCGCCGACAAGCGCGAGTTCGCGGCCCTCGCCGAACTCATGGAAAACCAAGCGCGCAGCGCGAAGTCTGCCGACGCGCGCGACACGCTGCGTCTCGCGGCGCGCGCCGTCCGCGCCGAGATCGCCAAGGTCTACGGCCCCACCGAGAGGAAAGCGTCGTGACCGCCGCCGTCCCGATCACCACGGTGTGCGACCTGACGGTGCCGTGGGTGCCGTTCCGCCGGGCGCTGTGCGCGGTCCTGCCGCACGCGGCGAAGGACAAGGAGGACTCCATCGCCTCGCTGATCCGGGTCCGGATCTACGCCCGCCCCGACCGCGTGTACGTGGCGGCGTCGGACCGGTTCACCGTGGCGCTCGCGCTCGTGGAGCCGCTCGTACCGCCGGACGAGGAGCATCACCTCGACCTGGCCCCGGACGAGGTCCGCAAGATCCTCGCCGTGTTCCCCGAGCGGAAGGACGAGCTCGACTACACGTTGCAGCTCGTCGCCTCTCCAGAGCAGCTTGAGGTGCGGGACGTGTCCGGGATGGTTGACGGCGAACGCCTCGCCGTGAACCTCTTGCCCTACTCGGAGGACTTCCCGGACCTGCCGCGCACCCTCGCCCGGTATGCGCACCGCGACCCTGCGGAGGCCTCGCGGCCAGCGTTCCCGCTCGAGTTCCTTGCCCGCTTCAAGCCCGCGCTGAAGTGCTGGAACGAGTCCAACGTCCGCCTGTCGATGATTGGCCTGTCATCCGGGCTGGTCCTCGTCGGCGAGCACTTCGTCGGCGCGGTCACCGGGGTCCAGCAGTCCGAGGAGATCGACCTCGACCGGGCCGCGTGGGCCACCTGCCTCGCCGACGACCTGCCCCCACTCGACCGGGTGGTCGGCTTCATCGACATCACCAACTGGACGACCGAGGCCGACCCGGCCGACACTGAAGGAGACACCCCGTGACCGCGAGCAACCGGCCCGTGATCGTCGTGGACGTCGAGACGTCGGGCCTGGATCCCGAGCAACACTCTGTCCTCGAGGTCGCCGCAGTTCCCCTGAGCACGTTGGAGGGCGACGGTCTGGTCTTCACTCCGGCCGTGCCGGTCAACTGGCTGGGCGAGGCCGACTTCGATGCCTTGTCCCTCAACCGGTACTTCGAGCGCCGCCTCTGGCAGGACGAGTACAGCCAGGCCGACACCGAAGCCTCGCTACAGGACCTTGGCGAACTTCTCGACGGAGCGGTTTTCGCCGGGGCAAATCCCGCGTTCGACGTGGCGTTCCTCCGACCGCTGTTCGCCGAGTACGGGATGAACTTCCCGCGGATCCACTACCGACTGCTCGACCTGGCCCCGTACGCCGCCGGCGCGCTGGGTCTCGGCACTGACCTGCCTGGTCTGGCCCGCGTCTGCGAGCTGCTCGACCTCACCAACCCCGGCCCACACACAGCGCTCGGCGATGCCCAGGTCACCGCAGAAGCATTCCGGGTGCTGTTCCGACGCGGCCAGAACGACAAGGACTCCCGATGAGCGCCGACGCTGCCTGCCGACAGGTCGCTTCCGCGATGTCCAACACAGACCTCGCGGATGCGGTTGGCGTCCTCGGCCCCGACTCCCCGCTACTGCCGGCGGTCAGGGACGAGATCCGCCACCGCCTCGAAGCCGCGAACACCACTGCCACCAACTCGACCCGGAAGGGCACATCATGAATGCTCGCAAGTACCGCAAGAAGCCCGTCGTCATCGAGGCGATGCACCTCAACGAAAGCACCACGCCACACGAAGTTGCCTACTGGTGCGGAGGCCGGATCGCCTACCCCGGAGGCAAGTACACCGGGGGCGGGCCAATCTGGGTCGAGATTGACACCTTGGAGGGGGTTGTGACGGCGAAGCCGGGTGACTACATCATCAGGGGCGTGCAGGGCGAGTTCTACCCGTGCAAGCCAGACATCTTCGCCGCCACCTACGAAGTGGTCGACCAGTGACCTCCTGGCTCGCACTCATCCCCCACCTGCCCGCCTGGTCCGGCTGGGCGACCATGCGTCGTCTCGCCCTAGGAGGTGCCCAGTGGTGATCGGTTCGCTCCTCACCCTGGTCGCCGTCCTGGTCGTGGGTGGGGTCCGCTACCTCCGCGTCTCCCGCGCTCTCCGCCGCGAACAACAGGCCGTGGACCGGGAGCGCGACCACCTCAACCGCATGTGGAACTACCAGACCGGAAGGGTCCTCCGATCATGAGCACGAAGATCACCGCCGAGAACGGGGCCGAGATCGAGGTCGGTCAACTCGGCATCACCGTCGCCCACCCGGAGGGGACAGCGTCGATCTGGGCTCGCCTCACCCCGGAGCAGCGACGCGCACTGGCCGACGCCCTCCACCCCGTGCAGCAGGTGTGGACTCTCTCCGACGTCGCCCGATCTAGCGCCGCCCTCGCGGCCCCCCGCGCCGGCGGGCAGTGGACGCGCGACGACCTACCGGAGTGGGTGCTCGTCTCAGATCTGACCGGGCGGGGCGGAGATCGACTAACTCCGGGCATCCGTGACGGCCTGGTGGCCCACCTGAACGCTCACCACCCCAAGCCGGTGCATCCGATGGCCCCGGAGGCGGCCCGCCTGCGCCGTGAGCGCGACACCGCGTTCCGCGACGCCGACCGCTACCGGCAGCTCCGCAACGAGCAGTTCGCCCGCGCCGAGGCCGCAGAGAAGCGGCTGCGGCAGCTCGAGTCGCGCCCCTGGGGGGTCGCGCTGGACGACGAGGCATCACCGGTCTTCATGCCCGCCGTGACCCGCGCCGAGATCGAGAAGGTCGTGGAAGAGGTGTTCGCCCGCGAGGCCGGGTACGGACTGGGCATCGACAAGCCGTGGCCGGGCACCGCCCCCGTTGCCAGCGCCGTGTGGGACTACCTCAAGGGCGACGACCCAGCGGTCTACGTCGTGCGGGAATCGGACATCGCCGCCGTCGAGGTCGAACGGGTCAGGGATGAGGAGTGGCACGCCAACGGGACGCTCGTGGCCTGGACCGGTGAGTCCGCCGAGGATGTGCGCGGTCAGCAGGACACCGCCCGCCGGAACTTCATCCACCGCGAGGCTGTGGCTCGCGCTATCGAGGCTGAGCAGGCCGTCGACCCGGTCGAGGAACTGGCCGCGAAGTTGGAGGAGGCTGCCCGTGATGCGGTACGGGTGACCATCGACGCCATGAAGTCTGCCCTCGGCGTCGATCTCCCGTTCACTCCGGATGATCTCTTATCCGATGTCGGTCCTGATTATTGGCGAGGCCACGCCCGCGAGATCATGGATGGAGATGGCGAATGAGCATCCTGTCTCGTCTTCAGATTCATCTGCACTCGTTCCAGGAGCCGGCGCGGCTTGGGGTCTGGTGGCACCGTCGCTCGTTCCTCACCGTGTACCGACACCAGGACGACCCGGACGCCCTGTTCGGTGGCCGCCTCGAAGTGATCCTGCGCAAACCCGAGCCTGAGTTCTCGCTGCAGTTCCACGTCGGAAACGAGGCATCGGAGACTCCGTGGGACGGACATCTCCTCCTCGCCGGATCTGGGTTCTTCTGGGGCCTGGAGAACGGACACAAGCTGGCAGCACGACTCACTCGCTGCGCCAAGCACCGGTGGGAGGGCCGCGACCTGTCGCTGCGCGCGCACGACGGGCGCCTGTACGTCCACATGTGGACGCATCCCGGGACCTGGGAGCGCGGCGAGTTCGCCAAGTGGAGGGAACGCTCGTGGCGGACCAACCCGCTCGATGTGCTCTTCGGTGCCACTCGCTACTGGTACATCGACATGGGGACCTCCGACCTGGAGATCGATCTCCCGGAGGGCTCCTATCCGGTGAAAGCGACGCTGCAGCAGCAGCTCCACGGCCGGCCTCGCTCCAAGCGCCGCGCTGAGTCGTGGGTGGTTGACGTGGAAGCCCGGCAGGGCATCCCGAACCGGGTAGATCACTCGGGCGGGTGGAAAGGAGACCGTGTCTACGGCTTCGCCGTACCGCTCGCTCAAGCCCTCGAGGACTGGCCCATCGACGCCAAGGCCGCGATCACCAGTTCGATCCTGCGTGATCGCTCCCGGTCGGGCTTCCGGCGCCCCGATCCCGTATGACCTGAACCCCGCCGACCTAACCCGGAAGGACCCTCCGATGACCACCCTCACCACCGGCCAACTCATCTCCATCACCGACGGTCGCCTCGCCTGCGACATCGGCGACGTCTACAAGGCGCTGGACGCCATCACCGGCGACAACCTCTTCACTCACCAACTCCCCCGGGCCTCCCGGTTCGTAGAGCCGTTCCTGGCCGAGCTACACCCCTGGGTCCGGGACCTCCCTCCGATGCCGCCACTGGACGGGCTGGCCACAGAGGACATCGCGGACGTCGTCTACGGGTGGGTGGACCGGATCAGCGCCGAGCACGGTACAGAACACGAGGCCCCGGACCTGTCAGCGAAGTGGACCCCGGGAGACCTTGTCGCCGAGCTGAACGACATGCTGGACCGGGGCAAGTCCGATGGCTGACCAGTACGAGTACGGCTTCGACGCCGAGGCCGAAGTGCCCGGAATCATGTACGTGACCCGGAACCAGCTCCTGGCGCAGACGCTGCAGGCCGGCCGTCCCCACGCGCCCCTCTACCGCCGCCCGGTACCCGCCCAGGACTGGGAAGTGGTGACCGGCGATGAGTGACCCGAACAGACAGAGTGGGCCCACCTCGCTCGTCGGTGCTGCGCGTGAGGTCAACCGCGCATCAACGGCGATCATCCACGCACTGGCCGCCCCGGTAGTGCCGCTCGTCCGGCGACTCTCTCGCCGGCTGGTACAAGGCGGTGCCGACCGGTGACAACCAATCTGACCGGAACCTTCTGGCGTCGCCTAAGCGACGGCATGTTCGTCCGCGTCTGGAATGACGCCGACCCGACCGGCGGCGAGGACCGCCGTGTGGCGGTGAGAGTCGGCGCGAACCGCGATGGCTACGCCCGCCCCATGACCGTGTCGGTGGCCACGCTGCACCGAGAGTGCCGGGAGGTCGCCGACGATGAGTGACACGGTCGAACAAGCCGCCCGAATGATCCGCGACGGCGATCCAGAAGGCATGGGGTACGCCCAGGCACACAACATTGCTAGCGCCCTCGCAGAGGCTGGTCTGCTCGCCGAGTCCGCAGTCCAGGACTGGGTGATGATCCCCGCGGACCAGGTCCACGACGAGTGGGCGGTCGAACGCCCAGACCCTGTCGACCACCAGCCGCGCTACGACCGGTTCCCGACGCTCGACGCCGCGCTGGCCGAGCGGTGGGGCAGCGACCGGGCGGTGCATCGCGTGGCCACCGGCTGGGAGCCCGTCGACCCGGATGTGGACGAGCTCGAAGGGCGGGCCGAGCGGTGAGCGACACCTGCAGCGAGGATCGCTTCGTCAAGATCGCCGGCGCCTGGTTCCGCCTATCGGCCGTGCAGGCCGTGCGAGCGACCCTATCCGGGCGCACCGGAATCTACCTTGCAAGCGGTCAGCGGATTGACGTCGGAGACGTCCACGGCCGCCCCAGCCCTGACGAGGTAGTCGAAACACTCGCCCGTGCCGGAGTCGACCATGAGTGAAACCGCGTGGAAGGTGGAGCAACCCAGCCGGTACGGCGGCACCCGCACGCGCTACTTCCGCACCCGGCATGATGCGTATGCGTACGCCCCGTTCATGGAGGACTTTGGAGCGCGGGCCGAACTGACCGAAGTTCCAGCGACCGAGGTGACGGAGTACACCACCCACCCGACCGGGCGGGCCGATTCGTGACCGCCCCCGGCCGCCTTCATGACGGTGGCGTGTTCACCGCCGGCGCTGCGTGCCCGCACTGCGGCGTGTGCGACGTCCACGGCGTGTTCGAGCCTCGGCCGTGGCTGGTCGAGGAGCGCGGCTACCGGCATGTCCGGGTCTGCAACGCCTGTACTTACACCTGGGGTCAGCGATGACGTCCGCCGCGGATGCCCGCTCGCCACCACCGCCCTCGCCCCTGATCGTCCTGTGCCCTGTTCCTGTCTTTCCAGAGGAGTCGTCCCCGTGTCTCGATCGCTTCACGCAGCGCAGCCCCGTTCCGGTGGTGAGCGCTGATGCCGTGGTTCCAGGTCGATGACGGGTTCACGACGAATCCGAAGGTTCGCAAGCTGCTGGATCTCTCCCTCGAGGGAGATGATCGCGGTCTCGCGGCCATCGGTATGTGGGTGTCGGCCGGGTCGGACATCAACCAGTCAACGCTGGACGGCGTTGTCTCCCGTGCGGGGCTCGTGCGCGTCACGCTGAACCCGGCGAAAGTCGATGAGCTCGCAGGCCTCCTGGTCGACGCTGGGCTCTGGCATTCCGCCGGCCACTCGTGTGCACGCTGCGCGCAGCCGCCGCCGGGGGCGTTCGTGTTCCACGACTGGTCCGACTACGGCTACGCCACCCGCGAGGAGAAGCAGCTCAAGGACCGCAAGGCCAAGGAGCTCAAGGATGCCCGGATCCGTGCCGAGGTGTGGGCGCGCGACTGTGTGAGCCCCGACCGGCCGCGTGAGGCGCACTGCCGGTACTGCGGCAAGCTCGTCCGGCAGAAGGACAGTCGCAGCGAACCCGCGGACCGGGCGCACCTCGATCACGTCGACCCGACCCTCGCGATCGGGTCGACCAACATCGTGATCGCCTGCGGCGGCTGCAACTCCCACAAGGGGCAGCGTCAGCTGGCCCAGGCCCAGATGCAGCTCCGTCCCCCTCCCTCGCACAACGGGCCGCACCGCGGCGCCGCTGAGTCCCCCGTGTCGCCGTCCGCCGTCGCAGAACCCGCGTCGCCGACCGTGCCCGCCGCTGAGACCACGGTCTCGCCGGGCCCGGCCGTCGCAGACGCGGGATCGCCGGCCGGACGCCCGCAGGCACCGGACTCGCCGCCGCGCGCGCCCGAAGAGTATCCGGGAGTGCGACCACCGGCCCCAGACCATCCGGAAACCACGCTGGAACCAGGCGTGGAATCAGCCCGGAACGCTGTCCTCGCCCGCACGCGCGCCGACGCGCGCAGGTCAGGGTCAGGGTCAGGGTCAGGGCTGGGTAAGGGACAGGGTTCTGGGCAGGGTCACGCGCCGGGTGATGGTCAGGGTCAGGGCCCGCCTGGTGCCCGTAGGCGTCGGCGTAGGCGTGGGCGTGGTGGCGGTGGTGGGTCTTCTCCTGCGGTTGCTCCGGGTCCTGTGTCTGAGCCTGTGGGGTCTGCTGGCCAGCCTCCGGCTGTGTATGTCCCTGGCCGTATCGGGTCCCCGTGGGACGGATGGACCGGGCCTCCGTCGACGGTGACCGATACCGACTGTGATCGGCATGGGCTGCCTGAGCCGTGCCGCAAGTGCGTGAGCGAAGGGCAGGAGTGGGCGTGACTGATCACCTGTGTAGGGCGGGCCGTCGGTGCCGTGGCCGGTCTCGTCGTGAGGATGCGTCGGGGTCGCTGGTGTGGGTGCCGGCGGAGACGGTGGAGCGGTCGTCGTTGTGCGAGCTGTGCCGGGAGCAGGTGGCCCGGGCGGCGTTCGAGGCCGAGGATCTGTGGACCGGGTTGCACGCGCTGCTCGGTCATCTCGGGTCGGGCCGTGGTGGCCGGCGGTCGCCTGGTCCGAAGTCGCCGGTGCCGATCAACGTGCACACCGATGCGCTGATGGTGGAGCTGGAGGACCGGCTGGATCGTGCGTCCGAGGTGGTGCGTGAACGCATGGCCGCTACCCCGGTGCCGGCCGGGGACCGTCAGGCTCGGGTCGCTCGTGATGCGCGGTTCGTGATGGCCAACGTGGCCGTCCTGGTGGCGGTGCCGAGGTTCGATGCGACGCGGTGGGCCGACTCGGGTGAGACCTGGGGTGAGTGCGTGATGGACGGCGTCGACCTGGCGCTGGATCTGCTGGACGTGGTCAGCCGCGCCCGCTCCCGGGTGGGCATCACGCGTCGGCGAGATCGGATGCCGGTGCCGTGTCCGCAGTGCGAGCACGACACCCTCGGCAGGTGGGTCGGTGGCGAGGTGGTCGACTGCGTGAACTGCCACGCGGTGTGGTCGGACGAGGAGTACCGGCGACTGACCATGGTGCTGGCCGACGACTACCGGGGGCTGCTGTGAGGCCGTGGCCGTTCCCCGCAGATGGGGCGCTGGAGAAGTCCCGACGGGTCGCGGCCGGATACCGGGCGGCGTTGGCCGAGTTCTCGCCCGAGGCGGCCGCGAACCTGGATCGGCACTTCGCGTCGTTCGGTGAGAGCTGGGTGGCGCCGGTCGAGGCCAGCGACGCGGACGATCTGGTCACCGCGGCAGAGGCCGAACAGCAGCTCGGGATCCCCGCGCACCGCGTGCGGACGTGGGCGACCCGTGGGCACCTGGAGAGGGCGGCGTCGTCCCCGTCGAGGTACCGGATCGGAGACGTCCGGGCGGTGGCCGCTGCGATGCGGACACGCCGACGCGGATAGGTCATTGCGCCAGGTCGCTGATTCATGACACACTGATGCCACTGGACGACGTGTGCCCACTGGGCCCGTCGTCCAGAGTCGTTCCCGCCGGTGGTCGGTGTGCGGAACCCGCGAGCCCACGCCGCGGCATCGAGCGTGGACATACTCACCGGTTCCGGCAGCGGTGACCCAGCACCAGCGGGATGGTCAATCCCGACTGGCTGGGCTCGAGGGCCTCAGCGATGACAAGCACTCGGTGTGCACGCCGAGGAGGGCTTACTGTCGGCCAAGCTCCCGGCCGTAGCCGCTCGCGCGCACCCACTATCTGCGGGCCGCAGGCACCGCAAGGACAATCCGCTAGGCGGACGGCCGGGTCAGCCAACGGCAGGAACGACGCCCTCGAGGGTGGTCTTTCCTGCAGACGATCGCTCCGCCACGACATCCCCGCTTTCGACGTCGGTCAGGATCGTGGTGCACGTGCCGGTAGTGGGCTCGACGATAACGGTGAGCGGCGCTTCGTCGTAACCTTCCGCCATGCCGAATCGTGTGTCGAGCTTCTCGAGCCCACCAGCGCTGCGGGTCACTGGCTTGCGGCCGATCAGGTAGGTCTTGGTCGACCCTTCCGTGGTGCCATAAGTGGTGGTGACGTTGGCAACGCCATCGGCGCCGCAATCGACCTGGAGCACGAAGCCCGGGTCATCGCCTGTCGCGCGGATCTGTGCTGGATCCTCGACACCACGGCCACAGCCGACGGCTGAGACCGCGATGATTGCGATACCTGCCACGTAGCAACGCATGAGCATGAACTTACCTGAATGGAGCCGGGGTGATGGGCGATGGCGCGGGCTTCACTACGGGTCTGTGCCGAGCCGGGCTGCCCCACGATGACAGTCACCGCGGTGTGCCCCGCCCATAGAGCAGAGCGTGACGCTCATCAGCGGAGAACGGTCCCGACGAAAACCGTCCAGCGCGCCGAGCGTGCGCGTCGCGCGGCTGTGGTTCGGGAGCATCGGGACCGTTACGGCGACTGGTGCCCCGGGTGGAGGCGTCCGGGGCACGCTGCCTCAGACCTGACTGCGGATGATGTGGTGCCGGTGATGGTCACCGGGGCGCCGTCGGCTGTCCTGCGGGTGCTGTGCCGGTCGTGCAACTCGCGTCGGGGCGCCACTCAGGCCGCGGCCAT